ATTGAACCATTGGAAACTGGAGCTAGGACAGATGAAGGAAATATTAAAAAGAATTTTCAACCCAAAGGCATTTCTTGGGGCAAAGTTAAATCTAATTTAGAAGATACCGTAGACAAAATTTATTCTATAAATCAACAGGTTATAGGTTGCGATTTATTTGAAATGAGAAACGATAACCCAATATTATTAAATGAATATACAACAAAAAAGAAATATGATTGGCACATAGACGGTAGCGCTTCAGATAAATTTGATGTGAAACTCACAGCATTAATCAATATGTCTACAGAGCCATATTCTGGAGGCAAGTTTGAGATACAATTTAATAATCAACAACATGTTCGTGAATTAGATGATACAGGCAGTTTAGTAATAATCCGTTCACACACATTGCATAGAGTTACGCCAGTAACAAAAGGTACAAGAAAATCATTGACAATTTTTTTATCAGGACCTAAATGGAGATAAGATGTACGAACTTAAAGATTACCTTAATGCAATCAATTTTACCAAAGAACCTTTATTGTCTTCTGATGATAGAGAATGGATAAAAAAATATCCAGCATTTATTATAAACAAGTGTTTATCTATGCATTGGGATTGCATTGCACAGGCCAATGAGATGAATGGTTATCATTTTCTTGATAAAGAAGTACAATTCTCCTTTTATATAAATAGTATTCGTAAAGGAAAGCGATATGGTGGCAAATGGCTATCACAAAAAAAGTTGAAAGACTTGGACTATGTGAAAGAATATTATGGCTATAGTAATGAGAAAGCAAGAGAGGCTCTCACAATACTCACCAAAGAGCAAGTCGAAACTATAAAATTAGCCCTTGACAAAGGTGGGAGAAAAAGGAAATGAGTGAAGAATTTAGTTGGTCATCTGATAGTATGTTGGAAGTTACTATCAAACAACCAGATGATTTTTTGAAAATAAGAGAAACATTAACACGAATCGGTGTTGCAAGTCGTAAAGAAAAAATATTATATCAATCTTGTCATATTTTACATAAACAAGGTAAGTATTTTATTGTACACTTCAAAGAACTATTTGCTTTAGATGGTAAAACATCTACATTAAGTGAGAATGATGTTCAAAGAAGAAATACAATTGCTATTTTACTACAAGATTGGAATCTAATAGACATTGTTAAAAAGGAAGAATCAGAAAACAAAGCACCTTTAAGTCAAATTAAAGTGTTGCCTTTCAAAGAAAAAGGCGAATGGACTTTATCAGCAAAATACAACATAGGTAAAAAAGTAGAAGATGGAAGTACCGAAGTTTAAAGATTTTATAACTGAAGCAAAAGATGATGGCAAATGTCGAATACTTATTGTTACAGATGAACCAGAAGAAGCAAAGACCTTTCATACAGCTGACCGTTTACAACAAGAAGCAAAAAAGTTAGGTTGGGATTTTTATCTATATAAACTAACAAAAGGTTATGTTTCATACGAAGACGGTATTCGCAGAGTACATAATGCAAAAGATAAAAAAGGATTTGTTATGGACCCTAAAGATACCATTGCATTATTTAGAGGCTCGATTGTTCGTAAAGATAGTTGGATGGATTTAATATCCATGTTAGAAAAAGATGGTGTTTGCTGTGTCAATAGCAGAGATAGTATAGAAATCTGTACAGACAAATATAGAACATCATTAAAACTAACTGAATATGGTTTAAGACAGCCCAAGTCAGTTATCGTATCTGATAAAGATAATATAAAAGAAGACTTTGAAAAACTTGATACCGATTATCCTATAATCTTGAAGACACTAAGAGGTTCAAAAGGGGTTGGTGTATTATTCATTGATAGTGAAAAAGGTCTTGATTCTATTGTACAATTAATTTATAAACAAGATGAAGATTCTGATTTACAATTACAAGAATATATTAAAACAGATTATGATGTAAGGGTATTAGTATTAGGTGGTAAAATACTTGCTACAATGAAAAGACCTGTAGTTGAAGGTGATTTTAGAAGTAATGTATCACAAGGCTCAAAACCAGAAGAATTAGAATTGACAGAATTAGAAATTGAACATAGTTTAAAAGCCGCTAAAGCAGTAAATGGTTTATGGACTGCTGTAGACTTTATACCTTCAAAGAATAGACAAAAAGAACCACCATTTATGATTGAGGTAAACTCATCACCTGGTACAGAAGGTATGGAAGAGGCAACAGGTAAAAATATTAGTAAACAGATTTTAGAATTTTTTGAAAATAAAGATAATTGGAGAAAATCTCCAATGGAGTGTGGTTACAAAGAAGTTTTAAATATAAAACCTTTTGGTGATATTGTTGCTAAGTTTGACACAGGTAATAGTGGTATGAATGTTATACATGCTGATAAATATGAAATCAAAAAACAGAAGAAGATAACCTGGAAATTATTAGATAAAACTATAACATCGGATATTATTAGAACTGAACAAATATCCGTAGGTGGTATGAGAGACTATGAAGAAACCAGATATGTTGTAAAACTAGATGTTGAGTTTGCAGGCACACTATATAAAGATGTAGAATTTTCTCTAGATGATAGAGATAAAAGAAGTTTAATATTATTAGACCGTGAGTTTATGAATCGTATGAATGTTATGGTAAACCCTTCAAGAAAATATATCATAACAACTCATTACACCATTGACAAAAAGTAAAAAGTATATTATAATACAGTAAAAATTGAGGTAATTATTATGGCAAATGTGAAAATATTAAGGCTTACTACTGGTGAAGACATAATCGCAGAAGTGATTTCAGAAGGAACATCAGTAACAAAAATCAAACAACCGTTTACAGTAGTGCCAATGCAGGAATCTCCTGGTAAACCGGTTCAAATAGCATTCTCACCTTATATTCCATATGGTGAATGTGAAGAAGTAGACATGAAATCGGCAAATATTATTGCACAAGTAGAACCAAAGACTGATTTAAAAAATTCATATAATCAGCACACAGGTTCAGGTGTGGTAGAAATTGCTAAACCACAATTGATTACATAGTGGTTACTGTTTATTTTAAAGATAAAAACAGTTTATATTCAACAGATATTCAAGAAAATAAAACTGTAATGGAAGCAGCTCAAAAATTACAGCTGCCACATATACCAGCATTGTGTGGTGGAAACTGTGCATGTGCTACATGTCATATCAAAGTAGATGATTCATGGTTAGATAAAGTAACACCAATAGATGAAAAAACTACAGAAAGAGATTTACTTGAAATGAAAAATGATTATGACATAAAGAAAAGTAGATTAGCCTGTCAAATACACTTGACAAATGAACTAAATGGGATTATAATACACTTACTAGATGATGAACTTTTATAAGAATGTAATACAACACAAAGGCAAACTTCTTGTTAGAAGATTTGAACAAACAAAAGACACTAATAGAGAAGTCATAGAAAAGATTGATTTCGGTCCTACTCTATACTCTTTAACAAGAGAAAATTCTAAATTCAAAACCTTACAAGGCCAAAACTTAAAACCAATAACTTTTAATTCTATTGGTGACGCTATGAGATTTAGAAAAGATGTTGCAACAGATAATACTCCTATATTTGGTCTAGAAAGATATCACTATCAATATATCAATGAGCAATGGTCAGAACAAATAGAATGGTCAAAAGAATTTATTAAAATATTTACCCTCGATATAGAGACAACTTGTGAAAATGGTTTTCCAGATGTAGAAAATCCACAAGAACAAATAATTTGTATCACAGTTAAAAATCAATCTAATAAACAAATATTAACATGGGGTATTGGTCAATATAATACAGATAGAGAAGATGTTACATATATTGATTGTGAAGATGAAAATCAATTAATATATGAATTCATTAAATTTTGGAAGTCAAACTATCCAGATGTTGTTACAGGTTGGAATACAAAGTTTTTTGATTTACCATATTTGATGAATAGAATTAAAATGTTAGCTGGTGATAAAGTTGCTAACAAGATGTCTCCTTGGAATCTTATCAGACAAGAAGAAATATCTGTAAGAGGCCGACTACAAACAGTCTATACATTGTTTGGTGTTGTTATGTTAGACTATCTAGATTTATATAAATGGTTTATACCAACAAGACAAGAAAGTTATAAACTAGACCATATTGGTGAGGTTGAACTTGGTGAAAACAAAAATGAAAACCCATTTGATACATTCAAAGAATTTTATGAAAAAGATTTTCAAAAGTTTGTAGATTATAACATACAAGATGTTGAAATTGTAGATAAATTAGAAGACAAATTAGGCCTTATTGATTTAGCATTGACTGTTGCATATGAATCAAAAGTTAATTATGATGATATCTTTTCACAAGTAAGAGTTTGGGATACATTGATTGCAAATCATTTGTTAAAGAAAAATATATGTGTACCACCAAGAGAAGAACATGCAAAAGAAACAAAGTATGAAGGTGCATATGTAAAAGAACCAATAACAGGTATGCATGATTGGGTTGTATCATTTGATATTAACTCACTATATCCACATATCATTATACAATATAATATATCACCAGAAAAAATTATTGGTGTCAAATCAAATGGTATTTCTGTAAATAATTTTCTATATGGTAAATCTAAATTGGGCCATTTAAAAACAGAAGGTGCATGTATAACACCAAATGGTGCAATGTTCAAAAGTGATAATCAAGGGTTTTTACCTGAAATGATGGAGACAATGTACAATGAACGTGTTATCTATAAAAAACGAATGTTGAAAGCAAAAAAAGAATATGAGAAAACAAAGAATCCTGATTTAGTAAAAGAAATTTCTAGATGTCATAATATACAATGGGCAAGAAAAATTGCATTAAACTCAGCTTATGGTGCAGTAGGTAATCAATACTTTAGATATTATGATGTAAGACAGGCAAGTGCTATCACAACAGCTGGTCAATTTATTATTAGATTTATAGAAAACAAAATGAATGAATATCTAAATCAAGTATTACAAACACATGGTGAAAAAGATTATATTGTTGCCTCTGATA